CGACCTGGACAACACCGACCAGCAAGACTTGACCAACGATGTGACCTTGCCGCGATACACAGACGGCGAGGGTGTGCGGATGCTGATGATGATGCAAACGCCTGGAACAAGCACTGCCACGAACATCACCATCAACTACACCAACCAAGACGGCGTTGCCAAGACCATTACGACAGCGTACAGAGCCTCGGGCGGCATTGGTGTCATTGGACCCAACATGATCAGCACCTCCGGGGGCTCTGCAGGGCCGTTCTTCCCGCTGGCCGATGGTGACCGAGGCGTGCGGTCTGTGCAGTCTGTGCAGCTTGCGGCAGGCGTGGGCGGGTTCGGCGTGATGCTGTTGGCCAAGCCGCTGTTCACGATGTCGGCAGCAGAACTGTCGTCAACGGTCGAGAAAAACTTTCTCCGCGAGCAGGCGGCGTTGCCGCGCATTTTGGACGGCGCGTTCCTCAACTACATCTACAACCTGTCCACCCAAACCAGCGCCTTGTTGCCGATGGTGGGGCAGGCGCAATTCATCTGGACACCGTAAGGAATCACCATGCCATTCAGTTCAATGGACGATCTCGTTAACGAGATCACAAGCGGCAAGTTCAACCGCACCGACTGGAACAAACTCACGGGCGGTTCAGCCTACACCGCAGGCCGGTGGTATGACTTCAGCGGCTTGAACGGCACGCCTGTGGCGAACGCCTTTGCAGGCACTGCGCTGGCGTGGAGAACCTGCGACGAAACCACCGGCAACGGCACGCAAATCTTCGGCCTGCCGCACGGCGGGAATGTCAGTCCAGACACCAAGCACGTTCTGAACGTCGCGGCGCTCACTTCTGTGGCGACAGGCGTCCCGGCGCAACTGATGTTGGTGGACTTGCAGGGCTACTGGCCCGGCATCAGCAATAACAGCGCGGTGGCTCAGACCCTTACGGGCACGCCCAGCCTGCGCTACACCAACGGGGCCGGGTGCAGGTTGTTCTGGGTGCAAACCGCCGCAGCGGGCGCCACGGCGCAGAACATCGCGCTCAGCTACAGCAACACAGTGCCGACTTCGGGCAAAACGCTTCCGGTCACGGTTTCCATGACGGCTTCCGGCATCGTGGGGCACATCAGCCACAGCGGCACGGCTGCCAACAACTACGGCCCATTCCTGCCCCTAGCCTCTGGTGACACGGGCGTGTCTACCGTGGCGACGGTCACCTTCAGCGCGGCCAACACGGGCACCGGGGCGCTGTGCCTTGCCCGCCCGCTGCTGACGCTGCCGCTGACTACGGTGTCCGTCGCTGCTGAGCGGGATCTGCTCAACCAACTGCCGAGCCTTCCTCGCGTCATGGACGGTGCCTGCCTCACGTGGCTCTACTTCGCGGGCGCGGCCACGGCGGCGGCCACCAACTTCTACGGCGCGGTCGAGGTCGGCTGGGGCTGATCGGGCTCATGGCTCTCAAGACAAACACCACGCTCCTGGCGCAGCTTCCGTTGCGCCAGATTGGCGGCTCGCCTGGAACTTTCCGCAGCATGTGGGGGCGTGGTGACCGGATGAACCAGTCGGTGGGCCGGGGCATCCCGTCCAAGCTGGCGGGCATCCCCTCCGGGCACCTCGCCCCATCGTCGTGGGTGCTACCGTACAAGCCGGGGGCGATGTCGTCGTTCACCAATCTGGTGGTGACGGTCACGCCGGGTACGCTGAACCTCGCGGCGGGCGTCAACATCAGCGGCGATGCGGCGGTCACGATCACCGTCAACCCGGCCGATGGCCAGCTCATCGTCTCGGCAGTTGGCAACGCTTCCATCACGTTCGACCTGGCCGCCAACCTGGCCGGCGCCCTGTCGGCCGCGGGCAGCACGTCCTTCTCGTTTACGGTGAACAACGTCACGCTCGGCGCCATCGTCGACGCCGTGGGCGCTGCGCTGGTCCAGTTCTCAAACAGCGCCACGGTCAGGGCGACGGGAAATTTGAGCGGCGACATCACACCGTTCACCGAACTCAGCCCGCAAAATTTAGCGGCGGCAGTCTGGCAAGCCCTGGCCAGCGCCTACAACACGCCCGGCTCCATGGGCGAGCTGCTGAACAGCGCAGGCGCCGCGGCTGACCCGCTGCTGGGCACCGTCGAGGGCGGCCTCACGCTGCGCGACGTGCTGCGCATCCTGCTGGCCGTCAACGCGGGCGACGCCACCGGCCTGGAGGGTTCGACCATGGTCTTCAAGTCTCAAGACGGCACCGTGGACCGGGTGGAGGCCACCTACAGCTCGGGCGCGCGCACCGTCACATCTGTTGACCCGTCGTGAGCGCGCAGGGCCAATACGCTGGCCAATACTTTGGCGACTACTTCGGCCAGGCCGGCACGCCTGTCGTGCCCGGCGTCATGGTCGGCTCGGCGCACATCAGCTTCAGCGCCGTGGGCGTGCTCACGGACGGCCAGGCGCCTGCGGTCTCTGACGCCGAAGACTTCTCCCCGCACGGCCGCATCCGCCGCGGCCGGCACGCAGCAGACTTCCAGCCCGATTGGCTGCTTGAAGCGCTGAAGCCGCCCAAGCCCCCGCGCCGCACGCGCAAGCGCCGTGAGGAAGACCTGGTGATGCTGGCCTGAGCACGGCTGTGCGCTGCCCGTGTTGAGGCAGCGCATCTTGTCTCAAGTTTCCTGGAAATGAGACAGGCACGCGGCCACCATGCCAGGCATGAGCACAGCCACCGCCACGCCTTCCGCCCCTGCCACTGCCCCGCAAGGCGCGCAGCGCATGCTGCCCCCGCAGGTGCGCGCCGGCTCCATCAGCCCCGCCACCTTCGACGAAACCGCCCGCACCGTTGACGTCACCTGGACCACCGGCGCCCTGGTGCGCCGCATGGACTGGTGGACGGGCCAGGTGTATGACGAAGAGCTTGTCGTCAGCACCGAAGCCGTGGACATGGGCCGCCTGAACAGCGGCGCTGCCCCCGTGCTGGACAGCCACAGCGCCCGCAGCCTGGCCAGCCAGATCGGCGTGGTGGTGTCGGCCCGCATCGAAAGCGGCGCCGGCCTGGCCACCGTGCAACTGTCTGAGCGTGACGAGGTGGCCGGCATCGTGCGTGACATCGCCGCCGGCATCATCCGCAACATCTCGGTGGGCTACAACGTCCGCAAATACGAGATCGTCAGCGCCGCCAACCGCACGGATGGCAAGACTGACGCCCCCCTGTACCGCGCCGTGGATTGGGAACCCGCCGAACTCTCGTTCGTGCCCATCCCGGCGGACCCCCTTTCCGGCACCCGCAGCGGTGCCGATTCCGCGCATGGCACGCCGTGCCTGTTTGTCGCCGCAACACCCGCAGCGTCTGCACCCGCAGGCGCTGCAGGCGGCGCGGCGCTTCATCGGGCAGCTGCCCACTCCTTGACCACCTCCACGAGGACCACCATGGACGAAACTCTCCAAGCCGGCAGCGCATCCAACGCCGCCACCACCCCCGCTGCTGGCGCCCTGGCGCAAGACCAGCGCAACGACGCCGCCACCCAGGCCGCCGACATCACGGACCTGTGCGTGCGCCACAACGTGCCGCACCTGGCCGTGGGCCTGATCCGCACCGGCCAGACCGTTGACCAGGCCCGCGCTGCCGTGCTGGCCGAGCTGGCCGTGCGTGACGCCGCCGCCGGTGGCCACCGCAACGTGGGCTCGCGCGTGGAAACCGTGCGCGACGAAATGCAGACCCGCATGGCCGGCATCGAGCAGGCCATCCTGCACCGCATCGCGCCCAGCACGCAGCTGGACGACCAGGGCAGGCAGTTCCGCGGCATGTCGCTGCTGGAAATCGGCCGGCAGTTCCTGGACGCGCACGGCGTCAACACCCGCGGCCTGGACCGCGTGACGCTGGCCGGCCGGATCCTGCACTTCCGCAGCCCCGGCATGCACACCACGGGCGACTTCTCCAGCCTGTTCGCCAACGTGGCCACCAAGCGCCTGCGCAACGCCTACGACGAGAACCCCGGCACCTACGCCCTGTGGGCCCGCCGCGGCCCCAACGCGCCGGACTTCAAGAGCATCAACGTGGTGCAGCTCTCCGGTGCGCCTGACCTGCTGCAGACCAACGAGCACGGCGAGTTCAAGTACGGCACCATGCGTGACGGTGCCGAGACGTATGCCGTGGTCACCTACGGTCGCATCGTCAGCCTCACCCGCCAGGCCATCATCAATGATGACCTGCGCGCCTTTGACCGCCTGGTCACGGCCTACGGCTTCGCCTCCCGCCGCCTGGAAAACCGCCTGGTCTACAGCCAGCTCACGGCCAACGCCAACCTGAGCGACGGCGGCGCGCTGTTCAACGCCACCGCCATCACCACGGCCGGCGGCCACGCCAACCTGGGCACGGGTGGCGGCAGTGCGCTGCAGCTCAGCAGCCTGACCACGGCCCGCGCCGCCATGCGCGTGCAGAAGGGCCTGCAGGGCGAAGAGCTGAACCTGGCGCCCAGCTTCCTGATCGTGCCCGCTGCGCTGGAGCAAACCGCCTACCAGCTCACCAGCAACCAGTACATGCCGGCAACCCCGAGCAACGTCAACGAGTTCCGCACCGGGGGCCGCACCGCGCTGGAGCCCGTGGTCGAGCCCGTGCTGGACGCCAACAGCGCCACCGCCTGGTACCTGGCCGCCACCACCTCCCAGGTGGACACGGTGGAGTACTGCTACCTGGACGGCGCCGAAGGCCCCGTCATCGAGAGCGATGTCGGCTTCGAGACGGACGGCGTTTCCTACAAGTGCCGGCTGGACTTCGGCGCCAAGGCCATCGACTTCCGCGGCCTCTACAAGGCCAACGGCGCCTGATCGGCAGCGCTCTGGTGTGGGGCTGCAAAGCCCCGCACCAAGGCTCGCCTCCAGGCCTTGAGTTCACCTTCCAACGCACCTCACTTCACATCAAGAGGACATCATGCGCAATTACACCCAGGACGGCGACGTTCTCACCCTCACCCCCAGCGCCAACGTGGCCGCCGGGGCTGGCTTCATGTTTGGCGCCGGCTTGTTCGGCGTCGCCACTTCGGCAGTGGCCAACGGCGCCGCTGGCGAGTTCATCACCGAAGGCGTGGTCGAAATCGCCAAGACATCGGCCCTGGCCATCAGCGTGGGCGACCGCCTGTTCTGGGACGCCGCCAACTCCGTGGTGAACAAGACCAGTGCCGGCCAGGTGTGCGTGGGCATCGCCGTGGCTGGCGCCGCCAACCCCAGCGCCACCGTGCTGATGAAGCTGGGCCGCTACCTGGCCGCCGCCACCTGATCTGGCGCCGCCCTGACGCCGCAGCCGCGCCGCCATGCCCGCCAACTTCGCCGCCCTCGAAGCCCGCGTGAACAACGCGGTCTTCGCGCATCTGGCCAACACCCAGGCCCAGATCAACGGCGGCGCACCGGTGGCGGCCATTTTCGACAACGGCTGGCAAGCGGCCGAGGTCGGCCTGGTGGGCATGTCGTCTTCCCGGCCCATGCTCACGCTGCCCACGGCCGGCCTGGCGGCTGACCCGGTGGGCCAGACGGCAGTGGTGAACGGCACCAGCTACCTGGTGGCCGTGCACCAGCCTGACGGCACCGGGGTGAGCACCTTGATGCTGGAGCGCGCCTGACATGAGCGCCCACCTCGGCATCCAGGCCGCCATCGTCGCCGCGCTCATGGCCGCGCCTGCGGTGGCCAGCGGCAACGTCAAGGTCAACACCACGCGCCCCGTGTCGGCGGCTTTCAGCCAGGCCGTGGTGGTGCGCTTGGTGCAGTCTCGCGCCAACACGCCGCAGATCCTGGGCGGGCCGTATGACTGGCTAACCCAGGTGCAGGTGGAGTGCTTAGCCCGCGCCGCCAACGGTGCGGCTGACCCGATGGCCGCTGTGGATGCCTTGCTCGAAGCCGTGTGGCAGCGCCTGTCCACCGTCAGCCCGGCCGGCCTGGGCGCCATTGACGTGCGCATGCAGCCCGCCATCGACTGGCAGCTCGACGACGGCGAAACGCCCGTGGTGGCCGCCGTCATCAACCTCACCGTCAACCACCGCACCACCAGCACCACGCTGGCCGCCTGGACGTAACCCATGACCAAGACCGCCGCCCCTGACACCACCGCCGCCGCCCCGTCCACCCACCCAGTGGGCACCCCGCCCGCAGGCGGACGCTGGACGTGGGCCGATGGCCAATGGCAGCGCCTGCCCGAGGTGGATGCGTCCGCCGCGCCCGCCGCCGCCCCCAACCCCGCCGCTGAGGAATAAGCACCATGCCCCGCCTGATTCGCAAAACCGCCATCCTGGTCAAAACCGAGGTCACCTACGGCGTTGACAGCGTGCCCACCGGCGCGGCCAACGCCATGCTGGTGAGCAACGCCACTTTCAACCTGGCCTACAACAACGTCGAGCGCAACTTCATCCGCCCGTACTTCGGCGGCAGCGGCCAGCTTGCCGGCACGCGCTTCGTCGAAATCAACTTCGAGGTCGAGCTGGCCAACAGCGGCACCGCCGGCACCGCCCCCGCCTGGGGCCCTGTGCTGCGCGCCTGCGGCATGGCTGAAGCCTTGTTGACCGTGCCGGCCCGCGTGGAATACACGCCCGTCTCGGCCAGCTTCTCCAGCGTCACCATCTACTACCACCTGGACGGCGTGCGCCGCGTGGCCCTGGGCTGCATGGGCAACGTGGAAATCATGCTCAACGAAGGCGCCGCGCCCATGCTGCGCTTTTCCATGGTGGGCCTGGACGGTGGCCGCACCGCCACGGCAGACCCCACGGTCACGCTCACCGCCTTCCGCGCGCCCCAGGTGGTGTCGGACGTGAACACCGGGGACATCAACCTCGGCGCCACCTACGCCGCAGGCGTGCTGACGGGCGGCACCACCTACCCCAGCCGGGGCCTCAGCATCAACCTGCAGAACACCGTCAGCCGCAAGGCCCTGCTGGGCGGCCAGGCCGTGCAGATTTCTGACCGAAACGTCCAGGGCAGCATGCAGCTGGACCTTACCGCTGCGCAGGAGGTGTCCTTCATGACGGACATCAACAGCAACACCAACACCACGCTGGGCTTCACGCACAGCACCGGTGCCGGCGTGGGCATCGTCCTGCACGCCCCCCAGGTGCAGCGCATCGACCCGACGGACCAGGAATACGAAGGCGACGTGCACATCGGCCAGAGCCTGCGCTGCACCCCCACCACCGCCGGCAACGACGAGCTGCGGCTCGTGTGCCTGTAAACCGGGGG